GATATTACTCCGTAATATTATATTATTATAATATTACCCGGAAAATCTCTTAATAAGAGGTTTTAGTAATTTTTAGTCCCTAACCCTTAAAAAAGGTTCTAAGGAGACGATCTCTCTGTAATTCAGAGGGGGTATTCCTTCACCATAGATGTATAATAAGGATATATATACAAGATTAATAAATTAAAAATATGAAAAAACAATTATATAACATAACAGTTAAGCTATGTCATATTGTCTTTCCAAATTCTAATTCATTAACCTATCTAAACCCATATTTTAAATTATTAAATAAACTTTTAAATACGCAAGGTTTAATAAAAACTGTTGCTTATTTAAAAACGTGTCGGCTACACTGTACTAGGTACATGTGTGGTCAACCACTTTTATTTAATAAATTAAAAATTGGTTTAGATCCTGATGGCTGACCAAAACAATTATCTTTTCTAAAACCTTTAGCTAAAGGTTCTTTAGAACAAAGAAAGTTACTAATGACTATTCTTTGTCTTTCAAGAACTCTTAAAGCAAAGGGTAAAGAAAAAGATAAAATCAAACCTGATTACAGTTCTATAACTAGACCAGGAAGAATAATGAAAATTATTCCTACTGGTTTCATTAAAGAATTTGTATCAAATTATAACTTGAAAATGGATAAGCCCAAATTTGATATTAAAGATATTTATTTATCAAATAAGGCCGGTCCAAATGGTAAGGCAACGAAGAGTTGTTACAACTCTCTGCTGTCTTACAGTTATGAATTGATGGCATCTATCTTTAAGATAACTGACCAATCAGGTATTGATTATTTCCAAAGTCAATACAATTATGCTTGGGAAAAAGGTTTTCCCTCACAAAAATTGGGTAAACTTTCATTTATTTATGATCCTGAGTGTAAATTAAGAATAGTTGCTATAGTAGACTACTATACTCAACTATTTCTTAAACCTATACATGAAAGTATTATGAAGAAACTTCATAATCTTCCCTGTGATAGGACTTATACACAAGATCCAACAAATAAGTGAAAGGACGATGGAAACATGTTTTGATCTATAGATCTTTCGTCAGCAACTGATAGATTTCCAATTTCACTCCAAAGGAGACTTCTTGAGATATGTATATCAAAAGAAGTAGCCGATGGGTGAAATTTTATTCTATCAGACAGATGATTTGAAACTCCAGAGGGTAAACTAGTCCAATACAAGACTGGTCAACCTATGGGTTCATACTCATCATGAGCTGCCTTTACTCTTACTCACCACCTAGTTTTACACTGATGTGCAAAGCTATGTGGTTATAATAAATTCACAGATTATATAATTTTAGGAGACGATATCGTTATCAAAAACGATAAAGTAGCCAAAATGTATATGAAGTGAATGAATTATCTGGGAGTAGAATTATCTTCTAGTAAAACACATGTATCACCTGATACATATGAATTTGCAAAAAGATGATTCTGTAAAGGGAAAGAATTTACTGGATTACCAATGAATGGAATTGTTGAGAATATCAACAATCCATTTATAGTAATGGTAAATCTCTACGACTTTTTTAAGGTCAAGGGGAATTACCTAGGTTCTACTAAGAATCTTCCATGTATATTATCTTCTCTTTATAAGGGCTTAAGTTTCAAGTTGTCAATTAAATTTAACAACTCGAAATTTAAGATGAAAATCTATACCTTCCATAAGTCATTAGACTATTCATTTGGATATTTAACATATGATTCTATGAGAGAATTATTATGTTTAAATATTTCAAATGAATTGTTTATGATCCCTGATAAACATTTAATTCATACAGTGTATGATGATGTTGTTGTTCAGGGAATGGGAGGATCCATTAAAAATAGTATGGCTTCTTTATCAAGTTTGGCCAAAAAGGTTATAGAAGGTAAAACCATCTATAATCTTGAAGATCCAAATGAATTAAGAAACTATCCTATTTTTAAAGGAATAGTTAATTATATTAATAGATATAAAGAATCTGTATGTAAATGGGACATAAACAGTTCCAATTATAGACAGAAGTCTAAAGATCTATTAATGCTAAATATAGATAATGTATTTGGTAAGGAGAGAAACAAAACTCTCGAATTACTAAATACAGGAAAAATATTTAGCTTGGGATTTAAGAAAATAAATGAGACTGATGAGATATGGTATGGATCCTCCATTGGAGAATCAACCTATTCTTATAACAGCGATTTATTTAATTTAATCTCAAATAATTACTCTATTAGTCTTAATAAATTAGAAAAACTGGACAAAGGAACATATACTGAAAATAAGGTGGCAACACCTAAATCAGCTTATGATGCCTATGCTAATTTCTTTAATTAGAAGACAATAGATATAGATCCTTTTTTAAGAAAAGGAGGGTATACTATATTTGTAATAATGGTAACATTATTACATGTAAGGTATACGGTCAGCATATAACTTGAC